GAGTTCGAGGTCTTTACCCATTTCGAGATGGGTATCGATGTTCTCGATCATCACGGTGGCGTCATCGACCAGAATACCAACGGCCAGTGCCAGACCGCCAAGGGTCATAACGTTGATGGACTGCCCGGCCCAGCCGAGGCAGATGATAGAGCACAGGATCGCCAGTGGAATGGAGGTGGCGATGATGACGGTAGAGCGCCAGGAGCCCAGGAACAACAGGACCACGATGCCGGTCAGGAAAGCGGCCGTTATCATTTCGCGTACGACGTCCTTGATGGAGTCTTTCACGAAAGTGGAAGCATCTGTGAGAATTGAGACCTTGACGTCCGAGGGCAGGATTTTACGCAGGCGTGGCAGAAGGGACTTGACCCCGTTGACGACGTCCAGGGTCGAGGCTCCGCCGCCCTTCATGACGACGATTTCGACGCCCTGACGGCCTTTAACGAGGACTACGTTCGTTTGGGGGTGCCCGCCACGATATACGTCTGCCACGTCGTGAATGTAGATCACGGCATTGCCGACGCGCTTCACCGGAATGTTGCCGATGGCTTTCATGCTGGTGGGTGTGGCGTTTGTCTGCACCATCCAGTCCACCGAATCGATTTTCTGGTCACCAGCGGGGAGGACGATGTTCTGGTCGCGCATGGCAGCCTGAACGTCCATCGCGGAAAGGTGATGAGCGCGGAGCTGGTCTTGATTGAGCGCAATCATCACAAAACTGTCCATGCCGCCATATGGGTGAGCAACGACAGAACCAGGGACTGTGACGAGAAGCGGACGCACGGAAATGACGCCGAGTTTAAAGAGATCTGAAGGCGTCTGTTTGTCGGACGTGATCTGTAGAGAAATCACGGGGACCGATGAGGCCTCCAGACGCATTATCATTGGCGCGGGGATGTGCGTGGGGAGCTGCTGGATGACGGTTTGTGAAATGGCGACGACGTCTGCTTCGGCCGGTCCGATATCAGTACCTGGCTGGAAGTAGATGTTGACGATTCCACGACCGTAATAGGAGTTCGACTCCATGTGCTCGATGCCTTCGACGGTCGAGGTCACATTGAGTTCGTAGTTGTAGATGATGCGGCCCGCGAACTGTTCAGGCAGCATTCCGCCATAAGTCCAGACGACAGACACAACGGGAATGTTGATGTTTGGAAAGACGTCCGTGGGTGTTTTGAACACGGACATGATGCCGAACATCAAAATCAGAATCGATAAGACGACAAATGTTAAAGGTCGCCTCAGTGCGGTAACGACAATTGCATTCATGGGGCACGATTTCCGGCGTTGCTCAGACTTCTCATAGAGGTCGGAGGCTAAATGAGCAGCCACACTAAGTCGCATAAACGATGGTTTATAATATGAAGGTCAGATTACGGGGCTGACATAAAATAAAAAAAATCGTTTTATATCAATGTCTTAGATATAATTTTAGACCAAAAGAAGTGAACCCTTAGAGGGCTGTAAATTCTTTCAGTGGCATTTTAATGGCTCAGAGCCACATTTGCAGCTTGACCCCATGGCTCAGCGCCATTAATTTATCGTTAATTGCTGGCTTCCATGGGGGGAGTTGGTGGGCGGGGGAGGCTCGGAACTGATGCGAGATGTATCGCTTCTGGAGTGTCCTGTTTCCGATTTGTTCATTCTATCGTCGGTGCCGCGGTTCTGCACCGCGTCGAATGGGGAGCGCTTGTGCGCGTATGAGAACCAGCGAAACCACCATCAATGGAGATCTTCGTCTGGTCTCTTGGGCGGATCAGGCGTGTCGGAAGGACTGTTTTTGTCCTTGCCTAGAGCCATGTCTTGCCGCTGGAGCACCAACTCTGGGTGCAGGGCTGCCAGCCGTAAGGCCAGTTCTTCGTCGGTTCGACCGTTCAGGACTCCTTTTAGAAGAAAGTCTGTAGAGACCCGGAGCCGGTTCGACAGAGCAGCAATAAGGAATACGCTTGGTGCGCGATCGCCACGCTCGATCTTGTTGAGCGTAGAGGCATCGACGCCGAGCAGCCGGGCGCATTCACTTTGGTTGGGGATAACGAGTTCCCGTGCCCAGGCGATGCGTGTTCCGATGGCTCGCTGGAGAGTGTTTAGGGTGTCCGGACGCTTATGTTTGGCCATGAGGCCTTTTTAGCAATGGCTTTATGCCAAATCCAGTGGAAGTTTTTGTCTTTTCCAGAATGGCATAATGCCAACTCTAAAAGATTTTTAGAACAAAAGGAATTTTAACATGCGGCAGATCAAAATGAACTCGATGTCGCGGAGAGTTTCTGCCAGTGCGGTCGCGGCAATGCTTGCTACTGATGGCTGGATTCCTGGCAGTGAGCGTTCCCGCCATCGCAAGAAGGGGAATGGGACTTCCGCGCGTGAGAGGAGAGGGTCTACGGGGCGGACTGCGTCGGAACGTGAGAGAGCTGATGCGCTTCCCGCCGGGCATCCTGTCAGCTGGAACGCTTTGTGGGGTGGTGATCGTGTTCCGGCGTTTCCGGGGCTGCTTCCGATCGGGGCTCACGAACATGGTCTGGAGCTGAACTGATGCTGATCATGGAGCGAAATATGGTCGGTGTTGATGCTGGGTCCGTGTATCCCACTGCCGAGCGTTTCCAGCATTCCGAGTTCGGGCGGATCGGGGATGCTTACCGTGTCGTGAACACGGTTCAGGCGATGTATGACGCGCAGGATATTGGCGACGACGAGGTTGCGGCGGCTGATCGTTGGTATCGCGAGTTTCTGTTTGCGACCGTAGGTGTGGTGGAGCAGCGCCCCAATGCTGTGGCGTCGCATGAGAAAGGGGATGTTCACACCTGGATGTTGGGGCGTGGGAAATGTTCAGTACGAATCAATGATGTTCGCCATGCCATGGGATTATGTGCCCATGTCCGGCTTGAGATGATGCTGGCACGGGAGATGTCTTTTTCTGCAATGGCCCGGCAGTTTTATCCGGGTTTGTCTGAGGCTCGGGCTCGAATGAAGATTTCAGCGCAATGTGCTCTTATTCTTGAGCAGCTGGCTAGTTTTTATGAAAATGATAGAATTAATAAAAAGTAAAATTTTAAAATAAAAATTGACATTTGAGCGCATGTTTGTTAGTAATTATTCATCATAAAGAAATTGTATTCATCAATTTTAAACCGCGGCACGGAAGTGGCGCGGTTTTTTTTGTTTGAGTTAGAAATAATGACAAAAAATACTGAAATTGTTTCTGGGTCTGTCGTTTTTTGTCGCTGGCAGCCAATGGTTGTTCTTCATGTGATGGAAGAAGAAGCTTTGCTCTGCCCGCTTGTTTCGGAAAATGAGCCGTTACATCGGGGGGATATGGAGCTTGCCTGGCACGACCTTGCGGAGGCTGGTCTTTCACGGCTCGACGTTCGTTTTCGGGGGGGTGTGTGCCGCAGGAATATTCGGGGTTTGAAGCTTTTAGGCAGCGTCAGCGCAACGCTTTTGCGCCGAATGCATGCACTTGCATGTCGTGAACAGGAGCAACGTCTTCTGGAGAAGCGCGCAGAACGTCGGAGTATGCGTTCGACATTTCCCGATGACAGGCCATTCGGCGGGGTGAAACAGGTCTGGATGCATCGAGGAGGGCATCGGATGGAACATAGAGGCATGGCAGGCTGACATTCCGTTTTTTGTGCGGATGAAAATGAGGACGGAATGAGCGAGGGCAGATCGGAAAGTCGTAAAAGGCGTTCCGGACGTGTGAAGCAGCGTCAGGACAGATTTCTTGAGCATCTGGCCCTGAGCGGGAATGTTTCGGAATCGGCTCGTGTGGCGGAAATGCAGCGAGGTAGTCTGTATCGCTGGAAAGAGGAAGATGCTGCTTTTTCTGAGCGTTGGGATTATGCGCTTGAAGACGCAGCGGACGCTTTGGAAGCTGAAGCGCGGCGGCGCGCTGTGGCGGGGTATGACGAACCTATCACGTATGGTGGCAAGGTTATCTGCGATCCTGAGACTGGGGTTCCGTTGTTACGAAAGCGGTATAGCGATGGATTGATGGCGTTTTTGCTGCGTGCTCACCGGCCGTCTCGTTTTAGGGACGGAGAACGGGAGGCGCGTGGTGGTATTTCCATCAATATAAGTCGTGATGACAGCCAGCTTTAGTCTCAATGCTGCTCAGCGTGATGCGGTGAGACTTCTTGGAAGTCCTGCACGGCATATTCTGCTGAGGGGAGGATCACGGTCGGGCAAGACGTTTGTTCTGGTTCGGGCAATTGTTATTCGGGCCTTGAAGGAGCCGGGAAGCTGTCATGGGGTGTTTCGGCATCGTCTGACTGCGTTGAAGGCTTCGATCATCCGCGACACGTTCCCGAAGGTTATGCGGCTCTGTTTTCCGCAGGTGACCTGGAAGCTTGATCGGCAGGACTGGGTTGTCACGTTTTCCAACGGTTCGACAATTTTGTTTGGCGGTTTGGATGATGAACAACGGACCGAGAAAATTTTGGGTCTAGAGTTTGCGACTGTTTATCTGAATGAAGCGAGCCAGATCAGTTACGTGTCGCGCAATATGCTTCTGACGCGTCTTGCGCAGAAATGCGGGTTGGCGGTGAAGGAGTATATCGATGCAAACCCGCCGAGTGTGGGGCACTGGCTTTATGCGCTGTTCGAAGCAGGAATAGAGCCGAAATCTGGGGAGCCTGTTTCGGAGCGTATTTATTACGCGACGATGATTCTTAATCCTGAAGCGAACAGGGATAATCTGAGTGAGGATTATCTTGCGCGGCTTGAAGCTCTGCCGGAGCGTGAGAGACGACGGTTTTTGCATGGTGAATACCAGTCTGTTGTGGACGGCGCGTTGTGGAGGCTTGAGTCTTTTCGTCGTGATGCTGTTGTTACGGCATTGACGCGTGACGATGTGGCTTCGCGGATGCGCCGGATTGTGGTGTCGGTTGATCCTTCTGGTGCGGCTGGTCCTGATGATTATCGCTCGGATGAAATTGGCATCGTGGTGTGTGGTGTTGATGCTGACGGCGTGGGGCATGTGCTGGAGGATCTCTCTGCGAGGGATAGTCCTGCGGGCTGGGCTGGGCGTGCGTTTCGCGCTTTTGACGAATGGGGTGCGGAGCGGGTTGTTGCGGAGCGGAATTTTGGTGGCGCGCTTGTGGAAAGCACGCTGCGGAGTGTTCGTGCACAGGCGCCTGTCAGGCTGGTTACGGCTGCGCGTGGCAAAGCTGCGCGCGCTGAGCCGGTTGCGGCACTTTATGAGCTTGGCAGGATTATTCATCATGGGCGCTTTACGGCGCTTGAGGATCAGCTCTGTCATTTTTCGGTCAGTGGGTATCGGGGCTCGCGCTCTCCGGATCGGGCGGATGCAATGGTCTGGGGCCTGAGTGATCTGATGCTGAACGGGACGGGCGGTGTGGCGTCCTGGAACTCGGCTGGATTTTCGTTCGCGCGCTGAGGGCGTCCTGCCGGGGCGTGTGCGTTCTGTAGGAAATTGGAGAAATCATGGACTGGATGTCCCTGCAGCGGCGGTACGCAGTACCGGCCGGCGCTTCGGCGCGTACTGCCAGGATGCTTGCGCTGGGGCGTGTGTTGTCTGGAACGCAGTATGACGTACTGCCGAATCCTTTTGCGATGGAGAGAACGGGTTCGGGGGAATATATTCCGCTTTCCAATCGGCGGCCCGCTGTGCGGACCAATCTCTGCCGAACGGTTGTGGATGAATCCGTGTCGCTGTTGTTTGGCGATACGCATTGGCCGACGCTTGTTGCTGAGGATTTGCGGGTTGCACATGCAATGCAGGCGTTTGCGTCTCAGACGCGGCTTGCGTCTTTGATGATGGAAGTGGCTCGACTGGGATCAGTTGGGTCTGTGGCGATTCTGTTTGAAGTGTCGGCGAGTGTGCCTCGGCTTTCCATTCTTGAGACGGCATATCTGACGCCGTTCTGGGATGAGGCAAGTGGTGAGCTTTTGCGTGTGGAAGAGCGTTTTGTCGTTCTGGGACGTGAACTTGCGGCGCAGGGCTACCCGATTTCCGAAGATATGCTGGGTGCGCGTTTCTGGTGGGAGCGGGCCTGGACCAGCATGGATTGTGCCGTTTGCGTTCCCTGGCCTGTGGGCATGGAGGGTGGCCAGCGCGACGAGAGCCGGTCTGTCCGTCATGCGTTGGGGTTTGTTCCTGTTGTGTGGATCCGGAATCTGGCGGGACCGCATGGGCTTGATCCGGATGGAGAGTGCACGTTTGAGCGGGCGATCGATACGGTTATTGAAGCGGATTATCTGCTGTCTCAGGCTGGGCGGGGTTTGAAATATGGATCTGACCCGACGCTCGTATTGAAGACAGGTGGATTTTCTGACGGGGTGGCGCATCAGGGTGGGGCCGCGTCTGCGTTGACGCTGCCACCTGAAGGCGATGCAAAGCTTCTTGAAATCAACGGCAATGCTGCGGCGGCAGTTCTGGAGCATTACCGGGAGCTTCGGCAGATTGTGCTGGAGCAGCTTCATGGAAACAGGGCGCACGGAGATCGGATTTCTGCGGCGCAATCTGGAAAGGCCATGGAGATGATGTGTCAGCCATTGATCTGGCTGGCGGACCGTTTGCGCCATTCTTATGGCGCTGGCGGATTATTGCCGATTTATCGGATGGCGTGCCGGTTTTCGCAGGTTTTGGAGAACGGACTTCGGCTTAACGGGCAGTTGGTGCGTGATCTGCCGTGCTGTCGGTTGGATCTGCGCTGGCCAGCCTGGTTCCCACCGACTGATGGCGAATTGCTCTCGCTTGCGCAGGGGCTGGTGACAGCGGTTTCCAACGGTTTGGTTAGTCGTGAGACGGCTGTTCGGATTTATGCGTCGGCTTCAGGAAGTCCGGACCCGGAAGCCGAATGGCGTGCGGTTGCGGGGTGGGACGAAGACGATGTGGAACGATTTCGAAAGGTATGAAAATGTCCGAAACGGGCGAGGAAGTTCAGGACGCTGACGCTCTTCGGCAGGCGCTGCAGGAGGCGCGGGCCGAAGTCGAGACAGTGAGGCGCGAAATGGCGGGAGCTTCTGCAAAGCAGGAGAAGCTGCTTCGCACTCATGAGGAAGCGTTGGATCGTGTTCGGCAGGCCGGTGACCGTGAGGTTATTGCTGCAGAGCTTCGTGCTGAGGCTATTCGGTATGGTGCACATAATCCGGAGGATGT